CTTATGGTGGTGGTATCGTCTTTATTAAAAACGGAGTTTATGATATTACTGCAACTGTTTTAATTCCCGCAGGAAGCAGAATAGCTATAATTGGTGAAAGTCGATATGCTACAAGATTTGTTCTCCATGCAGGAGTAGCAGGAGGAGTTTGTCCTACTGGTTCTGTCTTTGCCGCTTCACCTAATACTTCTTATCTTAAATTTGAAAATCTTTGGATTGATGGAAATAAAGCAAATCAAACAGATAGCGGAATAGATGGATCACAGTGCGGAATTTATACTGGAAGCGGTACATACGCAATATTTAGGGACATTTTAATTACTAGTGCTACTAGAGAAGGAATTTATATGCACGAATATAGTTTCCACATGGAGAATGTTCATGTAGGAGGATGTGGTAGGTATGGAATAGAAGTAGATGGAGCTAATTATGGAGCACTAATAAATTGTAGAGGATACCAAAATGGTTCAACTGCTTTTCCAGCAATAGGAATTGATATAGTTGGAGGAGGAGCAGCTTATACTTCTTCAAATGTGAAGGTAATTGGTGGTATGAGTTATCAGAATTTTGGACAAGGTTTTGCTGCTAGAAATGCAGCAGATGTCAGTTTTATTGGTTGTCATTCTTTGGAAGATGGAACAAATAATGGAGTAGAGTATGCTGAATATCAAAGAAGCGGAATCCTTTTGCAAAAATCAAGGAGAATCAAGATTATTGGTAGCACTTTCAAATATGCAACTTGGGCTGGAATTCATTTAGATACTTGCGATCATTGTACTATTATAGGGAATGACTGTATCGGCAATGGCGGGACTGCCCATACAGGAGTTGATGCTGCAGGAATGTTGATTACTGGAGATCACCATAAGATTATTGGAAATACCTGCACAGACGATCAAGGTACTACAGAACAAACTTATGGAATAAATGTTGCCAGTTCGATTGTGACAGAGTGTATTATCAGGGATAATGATTTGGATGATAATAAAACTGCTGCTTTTTACACTACAAATATAGGAGCGAATAATATTATAAGAAATAATATTGGTGCTAATCCAGAAAGCCTTTATGCTCAAGGAAATGTGACAGGAGCGACTACTTTTAATAGGGCAACTGGAAATGTGATTACTGCCACCCTTACAGGTAATATTACGGTTACTCTAACGGCTGGAGTCTATAAAGACGATGAATTGACTCTTATTCTGACTCAAGATGCGACAGGAAATAGAACTGCCACTTGGCCTTCTAACTTTAAAAAAGCTGGCGGAACTTTGACTTTATCCACAGGAGCAGCAGCAGTTGATGTAATTAAAATGGCTTTTGATGGTACAAATTGGAGAGAAATTGCCAGATCGTTAAATCTTTCATAAAAAAAGGAAGCAATCATGCGTATTGATATAGGGGGAGCAGATTCCCCAAAACAAGGTTTTGCCTCAGTAGATAAGTATTATTCAGCGGATTATAAAGCAGACTTTACTAATCTTCCTTTTCCTGATAATTCCATTCAGGAAGTCTATACCAGCCATACTTTAGAACATCTTGGCAAAAAGGAAGCTCCCCTAGCCTTAAAAGAAATTTATAGAGTTCTTCAGCCTAATGGAATTTTCACGATTATTGTTCCCGATTTAGAGTGGATTGCGATATATTGGTATCAGTCTAAAGATAAAACTGGTTTTCTCTTGGATGCAATTTACGGCAATCAAAATCATGAAGGGGAATTTCATAAAACTGGTTTTACAAAAGAATCATTACAAAAATTAGTTGAATCTGTTGGTCTTAAAATTACTAAATCTGAATATATTTGGGATCATGAGGTTCAATCAATTATTATAGAAGGAGTAAAAGATGGAAAGAGTAATATTTGATCATTTATATACAGAAGAAGAGATCAATAAACTTCCTAAAGAATCAGCCGAATATGAACATTGGCAGAGATATAAATGGATAGCTTATAGGTGCAAAAATAAAAAGGTTCTTGATATTTCTTGCGGTACAGGCTATGGTAGTGAATTGATTGCTATAAATGGAAGTGAAGTTATTGGAGTTGATATTTCAAAGGAGGCAATAGATTATGCAAAGTCCCATTTCTCCCATGCAGAATTTCAAATCGGAGATGCTGAAAATCTTTCTTTTGATGACAATACTTTTGATATTGTGGTTTCTTTTGAAACAATAGAGCATCTTAACAATCCAGAGAAGTTTATCAGTCAAGTAAATAGAGTGCTAAAGAAAGACGGTTTGTTTGTAGGCTCAATTCCCCGTGAATTTGACACACCTGAATTCCGCCAGCATAATCCATTCCATAAAAACTTCTATGGGAATCTTATTGATCTTCAATATCTTCTCTCTCAATTCAAAGAAATAAAAGTCATTTCCCAATTAAATGATATAATTGACGGTTATGATGAAACAAAAACAAAATACTTCATTTTCAAGGCACAGAAACCTGAAGATTTTGTCCAGATTGTCATTCCTACTTACAATTCTCAAGAAGTCTTTGATTTCTGTTATCAAGGGCTTCTTCAGGCTGGTTATCCTCATTCTATTGTAGCAATAGATAACGCTTCCAAAGACAAGAAATACCTCAATCGGATAGGAATAGAGAAAATCTTTAACGATAAGAACTATAAATTTACCCATGCTGTAAATCAGGGACTCAAATTTCAAGCTCCCTATACTTTACTTTTGAATCCAGATTGCTCTGGGAATCTCCAGAAAGCCTGGTTGAGGACTATGGTTGAAGAACTGGAGTCAAACCATGCGGGAATTTCTGGGGCAATCCTTAAATTCCCAGACGGCAAGATCCAGCATGCAGGAGCTTATAGTTTCGGTAGCCACATAGGATTTAAGGAAGATGATAAAGGACAATTTGACAAAGTAAGAGAAGTAGAATGGGTTACAGGAGCTTGTATGCTCATAAAAAGAGAAGTTATAGATAAAATTGGAGAATGGGATGAAGTCAAATATCCCCATTATGAAAGCGATAGGGAGTGGTGCAAGAAAGCCAAAGAAGCAGGGATTAAAATTATCTGTTCTACCGCAAAACTCTCGCATCTAGAAGGCAGAAGTTCTATCGAACCGATCAAGAAACATGAAAGAAAACTTAGAATCTTATGGCATAGTAATTCCGCATGGACTCCAACAGGATATGGAGTTCAAACCTCTCTTGTAACAAAAGCTCTTCATAAAGCTGGTTATCCTATTGCGATTTCTTCCTATTATGGACTGGAGGGAGGAATACTTAATCTTGATGGTATTACTTGTTATCCAAAAATGTCTATGGTTTGGGGGGAAGATGCGATGGTTAATCATGCAAAAGATTTTCAGGCTGATATAGTAATAGCATTATGCGACATCTGGATATTACAAACAGCTTTATTTAAAGGAAAGATTAATTGGATTTCTCAAACTCCCATTGACCATGATGAAGTTCCTAACCCGGTGGAAGTCAGAGCAAGAGAAGCTTATAAAGTCATTTCATATAGCAAGCATGGATTTGAGGCTTTCAAAAGAAAGAAAATTGAAAGTACATACATTCCCCATTGTGTTAATACGAAAATCTTTAAACCTTGCAATAAAAAAGATAGCCGTAGAATATTTGGGATTCCAGAAAATGCTTATGTAGTGGGGATGGTAGCCCAAAATAAAAGCGGACAACCTTCAAGAAAGTCATTCCAAGCGGCTCTTGAAGGTTTTAAAATCTTTGCTAAAGATAAACCTCATGCTAGAATCTATCTTCATACAATTATGGATCAGAGTCAACAAGGAATAAATTTGGTCGAATATTGTAATCATTTAGGGATATTAGATAAAGTTATTTATACTTTTCCTTACAATTATCTCTTCAAATTCGGGCCTGAAGAATTAGCTAAACTTTATTCTTCATTTGATGTTTTATTAAATCCTTCTATGGGGGAAGGATTCGGTGTTCCCATCGTTGAAGCTGAGGCTTGCGGAATTCCAGTCATAATAGGCGACTGGACAAGTATGCCGGAGCTTTTAGGGGCAGGAGAGAAAGTAGGCTGGAGTGAAAAATTTTGGACTCCATTGGCTGCCTATATGTTTTTTCCCAAACTTGAAGATATAGTTCAGGCTCTTGAAAAAATCTATCATGGAGATAAAGAAGAATACAAACAGAAGGCAGTTGATTTTACAAAACAGTATGATGTGGATATAGTGGTAGAGAAATACTGGAAACCTTTTTTGGAAAGTATATGACACAAACAAGTTGGACAGATAGTTCTAAAAATAGGACTGCTTATGTAGATAATGAAATGTGGGGAAGATGGAAATACGGAGGGATTAGCGGAAAAAGATTGAAATATGGAGGAGTCGGGGGAATCAGATATAAATATGGAGGTAGGACTCCTACAGGCAAAATGTTTACGGCTTATACAGGAAGTTCAGTTAATCAGACTGCTTTTACAGGAGGAACTGTAAGACAGACTGCATGGAGTTAAATTATGATAAGTTATGGTGTCCAGTCAACAATTTACCAGGACGAAACACAAGATACCGCTACGGCCAATGTAACCAGAGGCAATCGGTATATCAATATGATCTACCGAAATATTGTCAATTACTGGAATTGGCCTTTTCTGGAAACTACCTCTACCGCTTCCACCGTTGCTTCCCAACAGGCATACACTTTCGGCTATAACTTCCGCAGAGTAAAGTCAGTAACTGTTACTGTAGGCTCCACTGTCTATCCTGTAACTGAAGTTGCCGATTGGGAATATTGGAATTACCTTAACGAATTTGGAACAAATTATACTTCCGATATTCCCCAATTTTTCTTTGTCAAAGATGATACCGAAATCCAATTTTATCCTATTCCTTCTTCGGCTGGAAATACAATTACAGTAGTTTTTGATAAGGCTATCAGGGATTTATCAGCTTCAGATTATACAACTGGAACTGCCTCTATAACAACAGCTACCAGTAAATATGTGATTACAGGATCAGGAACTACTTGGACTGCCGATATGGTAGGCAGATTCTTTCAGTTTGGCACTAATACCAGATGGTATGAAATAGGAACTTTTACCAGTACAACCTCAATTTCCCTTGTTAGAGCTTATGGTGAGGCTGATGAATCAGGAGATACTTACACAATTGGTGAAATGCCTTTAATTCCTGAAGATTTCCATGATCTTATTTGGATGGGTGCGGTAGGAAGATACTGGACTCTGAAAAAAGAAGATCAGCACGCAGCTTTTTATATCAGGCAATTCAGGGATGGATTGGAAAAAATGAAACAAAGATATGGCTATAAGACGACTGGACAATATATCAAAGGGTATCAAAGATTTGGGGTAATTGATCCAAATATGTATCCCACAAATTTAACAGAATAATCATGTATGAAACTTTGGGTTGTCAATCAATTTTCGGGAGGATTAAGTAGTGCCTCTAAAAAAGGGGTTCCTGGTTCTTTTTATTTTGGCCAATCTCTTGACTATCGTACCGATCCAGACCTTCTTCAAACTCAATATGCAGCCACAAAAGTTTCAGGAACGGTAGTCGTAGATAGAATCCATTGGATTGAGCCTGTTGAATCCGATGTTTATTTTTATGGAAATACAGGGAATTTGTACTATCGTACAGGCGGAACTGGAACATTCACGAAAGCAGGTTCAGTAGCAAGTTCAACTGGTCAGGGAATGGCTTATTACAGCGATTATGTATATTTGGCTGCTGGAACTACTATTTCTAGATATGGTTCAATTTCCTCTGGAACTCCAGCCTTAACTGCTCCTTGGGCTACTGCCACTTCAGTTCAAAGTGATACATGGCATCCGATGACAACTTTTGTTAATTATCTTTGTGTAGGAAATGGCAGATATTTGGCGACCTACGATGGAACTACTTGGACTTACAATACCTTGACTCTTCCTCCTGGATATAAAATCAGATCACTGGCTGTCATTACAGGAAAATATCTGGTGATTGGGGCATGGCAGGGAAATTATATTTATGATTCTCCAGAAACTAAGATTTTCCTTTGGGATGGAACTGCAACTACTTATAACGACATCATTGATGTCAATGAAGGTGGAATAAATGCTATGGTATTCCATCAAAGTAATTTATGGATTTGGGCTGGAGCGCATGGAAATTTATATGCTTGGAATGGAAACTTGATTAAACAAAAAAGAGTAGTTAGGGATTTGGAAGCTGGTAAATATGTAGAAACTTATCCTGGGGCTGCAAGTGTTTGGAATGGAGTAGTTCATTTTGGAATTTCCAATAGTGATTCTACTACTGCTTATCGTGGAGTTTATACTTATGGTCAGCTTGATAAGAATTATTCCAACAGTCTTAATTTTGAATACCCGATTTCAAGCGGTACAATTCAGGGAACTGCCGTCATAGTTGGAGCTTGCAAAGGAATCGGGCCTTCCCAATTCTATATTGGTTGGCAAAACGGGACTGTCTATGGAGTAGATCAAGTTTCCTCTACCAATAAATATGGAACTGCAAGGTTTGAGTCGCTTATCTTTGATAACCAGCAGCCGTATAAGCAAAAATATGCCACTTTGGTAAAAGTAACTAATCGGGCTTTGGCTAGCGGAGAATCAATAGCGGTTGAATATAAACTTGATAATGCTTCCTCATGGACAGCTTTGGGAACTGCCTCTTATTCTTCCGATGGTGCTGTTACGGAAAAAAGATTTCCTGTGGATTGGAGAGCTAAAGAATTTCAATTAGCTCTCGCACTTTCGGGAACAGCAGGGACAGTTACTATGCCTAAGATTTGCAGTCTGGAAATGTTATTTAGCGAAGAAGATTTTATTTGATATGCCAAAAGATTATTTGGATTTATCAGAAAAAGATTTCGGAGTTCCTATCCCTCCTGTCGAGCCTGAAAAGTTATTTACTACAATCGAAGGGAAAAAAGTTGAAGTGGTTAAAGTCCCTACTTTAAAAGAGGCTCCTGAAGCAACTATTCATCATCATAACGATCTTGACCAGCCTGGAATTGATATAACTTCTGGAATAACAGATATAGCTATAGCATCTCCTTCCAATAATGATCTTTTAGCCTATGATACGCCTTCTGGAAAATGGACTAACCAGAACGCTGTCAATGCTAGAGTTGTACCTGAAGGTGGAACTACGACCAGCTTGACTTTGGTACAACCTACTATCGGAACGATGACTGCTACTGGAGGAACTTATGCAACTGGAACTTTCGGGACTCCTACAATAACAGGAGGTACGGCTACCAGTTTAACTTTAGTTACTCCAACACTAAGCGGGGGAACAGCCAATACTTTAACCTTAGTAACTCCTACAATCGGAACTATGGCTGCGACTGGAGGAACTTTAGTAACTCCTACAATCGGTACGCCTACCATAACTGGAGGAACTTATGATTTAGGAACTTTTACTTCACCTGCTTTATCTGGTGGAACTGCATCTAACTTGATTTTAACTACTCCTACTGTTGGTACTCCTGCTCTTACAGGCGGGACTGTTAATCCTATCTTATATCAAATTGGAGGTGTGGCAGGAGCAGATGGAACTATTGTTTATATGAAAACTGCTGCTCCTACTTATGGTACAGTTGTTTTTACAAAAGGGATTGCAACTTCAGTTTCATAGAGGAGGTGAATTGTGCCTAAAAATGAAGATAAACTAATCAAAAAAGAACAAGAATATATAGATATATTAAATAACAATGGACAAGTAATAATTGAAGATGAAAAAGAATTGAAGAAAATATCTAAAAAACTGGAAAAGATATATGGTTTAGTTAATCCTTCAGTTATTAAAGATAGTTGATTTTACAAAATATTATATTTAATATATCTTTAATTCATTATGTTGAATGCAATTAAAAGAGCAGTACAAGGTTTTATATCTTATTGGACTCCTAAGCCTATTTCTCAACCGAGTCAGCCTTCTAGAACTCCAATGCCAGCACCTACTCCTCCTCCTAAAACTCCAGAAGAGAAAAAAGCGACAGGTGTTTCTCCTAGTTGGACATATAGTTATACTACAAGTCCTTGGCAACAAGGTTCTGCAGCTAAAACTTACGAACAGAGCAAACAGATTCAGCGACAACAGCAACAATCGAGTAGCGGTGGTGTAAGTAGTGGTGGTAGAAGTAGTAGTGGTGTAAGTAGTGGTGTAAGTAGTGGTGTAAGTAGTGGTGAAACTTATTCTCCAGGAGGAAGATCAGTATCAGGCCAAACAATGCCTAATGAATCAAGGGGAGCAGGTGCATTATGGGATGATAGTGCAGGGAATACTTATATGTGGACTGGTAGCGGATGGCAACTAATAAGAACTAATGAAGAGAATATGGCAATGAGGGCAGCAGAAGCTCCTTCGCAACCAATTCAACCAACTCAACCAACTAAACCTGATCTTGCTTCTCTAGCTCGAAGATTAGGTCAGGGAGCAAGTGAAGTTGGTAAGACTATTAGTGGTGCAGTAGGAGGTGCTGCAAATGCTGTTTTAAAAGCTATAGGCAGGACAATTAAACCTCAAACTCAAGCAGCAGAACCTATAGATTATTCTCAATATATGAGTATGGCTCCTTCTCTAACTCCAACTCCAACAAAAACACCTCTAGGATATACTCAAGGTGGCGGTATTCCAATAGATATTAGTCAAGCCATGGGACGGGCAGTAGCTGGATTAGGTGGGATTCTTGGAGATATTACTGGTGGTGAAAAAAGAATGACTCTTGGGGGTTTAGCTCCAGCAGGATTAGGTGCTTTTTTAGCAGGACAAGTAAAGCCTTTCTTTGGTAGTCCTGCCTATACAGCAGAACCTTCTATAGATTATTCTCAATATATGAGTATGGCTCCTGAAGGGCCTTCTATAAAGGATATATTAGGATTAGGAACTGAAACTGGTCAAGGAGCAATAAATCCCGCTACAACAGGTGGTGGAAGAATTACAGCACAAAATCCTGAAGTTGGTGATCTTTACCAAGCAATAGTTGATTCAATAAATACGATGGGTACACAGGAATTAGCAGGAGTAGATACTTCCACTATGGATGCTTGGTATCAGCAAGCCCTACAACAATCAGGAATGAATGAACAACAGGCTGCTTTGGATACCATCAATAAACAAATACAAATTGTTTCCGATTTGCTTGACAATCTTGATGCAGATGTTACAGAAGAGAGCAAAAACTTCTTAATGACAGAAGCTCAAAGAAGAAGATTAGTAGCTACTAGAGGCAAACCATTAAGAGATGAATTAACAAAATTGGTAGCTGGAGCTTCCAAATATGGAGTCAATATTAAAAACACATTAGCCATGCTGGAGCAACAAATTAGCCTTAAGAAAACAGAAGTTCAGCAAAGACTTGAAGCACAAAAAGCGGTAGAAGCAAATAGACAAGCCCAACTTAGAGGATTAACTTCGCTTCTGCCTTATACATATCCAACAGCAAATCAATTATCAGCAAATCAGGCAGCTATGGCAAGAGCATTACTTAAGCAACAGGAAACAGGGGGTAATATTGCAGATATTCTGAATCAATAATTATGATTTATGGATTTATTAGAAGCAATCAAAAGAAAACTCGGTCAAACAGTCGGTGGTGCAGTTCAAGCAGTTAAGAATCTATTTCAGCCTAAGTTAATTTCTCCAATTCCTTCAACTCCCAAACCGACTATTCCTAGCTTTACTTATGCTAGTCCCAAAGTTACTCAATATGCGACTCCTGTTAAACAAGCTCCTGTTACTGTCACAAGGCCTACTGTTAGTATTAGGCAACCTTCTGCTTCAGCTCAATTAAAAACACAACCAACTTTACCTAAAATTCCTGTTTTACAAGGCGTAAAAAATTATTTCACTCCTACTGTAAGCGGGCAACAGGGATTCTGGGGAACTCCTATTGCTAAAGCGTT